GGCTGCTTCGTCGGTTTTCCGTATTCCTTCCTCGGCTTTTCGTTTCTTTTCGGCATCTACACGATCTGCCTCCTGCTCTTTGGCCGTGGTTTCAAAGGTTGTCAAGTCGGCTATTTTCTGATTTGCTTCCTGCTCGATTTGTTCCATCTTTGCATTCGCTTCCTCTTTAGCCTTATTTGTGTTGGCGATAGCTTCATTAGCCTTTTCTGTCGCATCAACCGTTTTTTCGTAGGCCTCTTGAACGTAGCTTAAATCAAGTTTTACACTTGTTTTCTTCCCTTCGACTATTTTGTAACCGATTGTACTAAAGCCGGTCAGTGAGGTAGCCGGTGTCAGTTCTGATATTTTGATAGGTTCTTTTGGCATAATTATTTCATATCAATTAAATGTTCACCATCTTCAGTCATAATAAATCTTCCATCTTCACTGGCCAGCAGATATTCCATTTTTTGAATTCTGAATACCGTAAATACCAATGTCAGATTAAATTCCATAATTACCGGTCCACGAAGACTGAGTATTTTGAAACCCGAACTTTTTTTATAATAGCAAGGGTAAGTCTCCCGTAATGAATCCACATACAACAACCGTTCGTCAGGTTGTATCAAAACTCCAAAAAACGCATCGTAACATTGCCAGAACCTTTCTATTGAAGCTGCCTTGAAATAACATTTAAATGTTGATTCTTTACTTGAAAAAACAAGATGGTCCACATCATATTGTTGCCCGTTATGTGTTATTACTTTTCGGGTAAGGTTCTTTTTTACTGCCGGAGCTTTCAACAGTTCATCTTTCGCTCTGTCTACCACTACGCCATAATCCGAAAAAGGAATGCCATCTAATTCATAACCGCTGTCATGAATAATCACCCCCGGATCAGGCAAGGGAATATAGGTAGAATAAGCAGGAGTATCTTCGATAAATTTCAGCGAGAAACCACAGGCATTAGGATATACCTTATTGGTCGGGTAGGTTGACAAACGCAAGCGCCATTCCCTGTTTAATATAGGAACACGAAGAGTATGGTACCCCGGCTGACTTAGGAAAGCAACGAAATCGATCACATTCATAGTTCGGTTGCTTGCCAAGAATGAAATGGTTATATCTTTGGGTTGTATTTTCGGTTTCGACAAATCGACCTCGATGCCATCTTCTTCCGGCCAATCGTTTGTATCTGGATCAACCAGTGCCGGGAATGTCAATAGGTCCTTATACCCGCCTTTGGTCACCCATACCCCGAAACGGTTACAGATACTGATCCCGTCTATGTAACAGTTGTCGATCATGTCGCTTTCCTTAAAATTAATCCCTTATTCAATATCTCCTGGAAGCTGCTGCGCATGGTTGCGATGTCCTTTTCGATGTTTTCCAACCGGTCCGTGTTCTTGGCGATGCGCTCCATGAGCGTGATACCTTCCACCAGCAGCGTGTTGATGTTCGTCACCCCCTGGCATGTCTTGTCGGCATAGATCAGGAGGGCATAGAAATTGCCGTTCAGTTCGTTCGCGCTGTCCTGGCTCATGGAGGCGATCCCCTTGGCGGTAGCCGTCCGCTCGGAAGCGATGTTTCCGATGGCTGTTCCGGTAATGCGCTCCATGTCCTCCAACTGCCGGGCGGCGTTCTCGATGATCTGGTCGTATTGCGCCCGGAGGTCGGCGATGCCACTTTCCGTCAGGCCGGCACCGCTCGCTTCGGCAAAAGATTCGTACCATTTCCTTAAAGGTTCTTCCAGTGCCTTCATCTTGATGCCCTGCAGGACGGCGTTGTTCAACATCTGCTGGAAATCGTCGGCAAAGTCCTTGGCGGAACGTTTGCCCTCGGCGAAGCCACGGATGATGCTGTCGGTTATAGAATCGACGGTAGTACCCGTGAAGGCCTCCTTCATCTCGTCGTTCAGGTCGTCCATCATGCCGGAGACTTCCTCGCCCTCTTCCTTCAACTTTTTGAGCTGCTCGAAAAGCGTCTTGGCCGCTTCAGTCAGTTTATCCTGTGTATAGAGTGATTCGATCTCCTCGTATGTCTTTCCGGAGAGTGAACTGTAATCGTTCCATGTCTTCGCCTTGCGGAACCAGGTGCCGTGCTTGTAGTGGGTTCCGGAGATATACTCTTCGCCCATCAGTTTTGCCCAGACCTTGTCGTATTCGGCGGCGATATCGGTGACTTGCCCGGCAAGTTCCGTTTTCAAACGGTCGAAGTATTTCAAGGAAGTTTCGCCGATCTGCTGTTGGATGCGGAGGCGTTCACGCAGGATGGCGTTGTACTCCAGTTCCTTCATTTCGGTTTCCAGGAGGTCCTGCCGGTATTCGGCAAGGATCCGCTTGTTTTCCTCCGTCCGCTTCTTGAACGAACCGATAATGCCGGTCACGCCGGAAAGGATACCGGTGGCACCGCCGATCAGGTCGCCCGAAAGGGCGCGTCCGGTACCGGCGGCGATATTACCTACGCCCGCCACCAGATCGGAAACGGTGGAAAGCGTGCTGCCCAACGTCCCTTCAAACAGTTCTGCCGTCTCCGCTGCCAACGAAAGGCCGTCGGCGATCATGAAACATTCGTCGGCGATGGCAGAGGCTTTGTCCGAATCAGACAATGTATCCCAGGCGTCCAGCAAACCCAAGACCCCTTCGCGGGCCTCCTTCGTTTGGTTGGTAGTCTGTTCGATCTTTTGGCGTAGCCGGTCAAGGTCGGAGGTGTCGAGTTTACCCAGCATTTCTGCCCGTCTTTGGGCTTCGGCTTCCAATTCCTTCTGCTTGCGGGTAAGGCCGTCCATCACGTCATCCAGCAGTCCTTTGGATGATTCGAGCGCGACTTTTCCCACCCGTTCAGAGATACGCTCCAGTTCTTTGACGTTGCGTTCGATCTCGGCATTCAGCTTTTCACGGCTTTGGTCGTCGGTGGCCAGGGCGTGTGCCTCCTTCAGTTTGGCAATGACCTTTTCGTAATAACGGATGGAACCGAGCGGGCCGTCCTCTTCCTTGGTTCCTTTGGAGGCTTTCCCTTCCAATGTATTGCTCTGACGCAGCATCATGCGGCGCGAGGCATAGCGTTGCGCCTCCAGCCGGTTTACTTCGGCCAGAGCTTTCGCTTCGGCGCGAAGGTCGGCTTTATTGGAGTTGGCAAGGCCGTTCTGTGCCTTGATGATCTCGTATTTCTCGCGGGCGATGGCCTGTTCCTTGGCAAAGAGTTCGTCCGTCAGGCGGATCGCCTCCTTCAGGGCTTTGGCACGTTCCGCCTCCGGTGAGTTCATGTCGTATGCCTTGTCGCGCAGTTCACCGATTTTCGCCTCCAGGCGGGAACGTTCCACCAAGAGGTCGCGTTCGGCCACGTCCAAGGCGTTGCGACGTTTTTGTAGTTCGACCGATTCCTTGATCTTCTCGTTGGTATCGGCCATCCAGTCGGCAGCTTTCCGTCCGGCATCCTCGATACCGGTCAAGCCTTGCAACCAAGCGTTGGCAAAGTCGGCGGTTCCTTCTTTGAAATCGCCCTTCAATATCTTCCAAACCGCTTTTCCCACTTTTCCGACTGCCCGGAGGCGGTTCATCAGTTGGCCGGAGAGGAAATCGCCCAGGTCGGATAGTGCCTTTTTCGGTTCGGTGAAAGCCTTGTATAGCCATTCGCCCACCTTATCGACCACGTCCAGCAGACTGCCCAGCACTTGGTTGAATGCTGCCGTGGCGTTCGCCAAGGCGTTTTCCCCTTCTTCGGTGCGGTGGAACCAACTGCTGACGGCGGCCAGCCCGGCGGCGATGGCGGCAAGCACCATGCCAAGTGGGGTCGCGATAAAGGCGAGTGCCGCCTTGGTCATTTTTCCGATGGCGGTGGCCGTCTGCCCGATTGGACCGGGACACGATTCGATTTGGCTCTGGAACTGCTTCAAGCCGGAAGCGGCACCACCGGTTCCTTTCTCCAGCCCTGCCAGTTCCTCTTTCAACGATTCGATCTTCGTGCGAAGCTCCTCACCGGCTGCCCCTTCGCGTTCGGTGGCTGACATCTTGCGCCAGGCGGTTTCCATTTTGGCGAGCGAGGCGCGGAGCGATTCGATGCTTCCCTCAGCCATCCGTTCCTGCTCGATGGACTCCTGGAGCACTTTGATATTCTCCTGGATGCCATTACGGAGGTCGGTTTCCTGGATGGCGAGTTTCGCCTTGCCTTCGGCATACTGGGCGGTCGTGATCGCGCCACGGGCAAAACTTTCATCCAACGCTTTGCCGGCCGCATCCAACTGTCGGAGGCTGTTAATGTCCTCCTGGATGCTGACGGCCAGCTGCTGGTTGTCCTTGCTCATAGAGGCAAATGCTTCGTTGCTATCGGCGATCAGACGCTGGTAGGTCTGTGTGGACTCGTTACGCAAGCCCGCGATCCCTAACTTCACCTTCTCGACCTCCTCCGAAAGGTTGCCTCGAAACTCAAATGTCACATATATCGGTTCGTTATTCATGCCAGTCCCAAAAATGCCAGTTCCTCTTCTTCCGTTTGGATAATATCTTCTTTTTCATTCTCCTCTTTTTTCCGCGTCCTGCCAATGTCGCTGATCATCGTAAGGACGACACACCAAGGTATCTTGCGCATCACTTCATCGTAGGTGAACGCGCCGGAGGAGACCAGCGCGTAGATACGTCCGAAAGGGCTATGGGGAGGTTCGTATGCCTCCTTTAACTCCCTTCCTCCGTCGGTTGGCTCGGTGTCGGTGCCATCAGGTTCATGGTGGCGACCGAGTCGATAGTATTCATAAAACCCTCCGGAGAGGCCATCAATAGGATTACCTGCGCCAGTTCCGCCATCCCTTTCATGGTGGTATGGCAGCGGATGTACCAGGCTAACGGGCGGATCATCCACCGCGAGAGCAGGCTGTTCCCGACCATCCCTTCGGCGATGACACGCGACACCCGTTTCCCGTTGCGGGCGATGCACTCCAGCGTCGTGCCGAGGTCGCCTGCCTTCAGTTCCTTCAAATCGAGGTTCATCCGGCAGAAGATCGCAGCCATCCGGCAAAGGGTCTCGCCCGTTGGGAACGGGACGCCGTAACGGATGGTCCGTTTTCCACACATCCGGAGTAACCACGGAGCCGGCAGGTTGATCGTCAGCCGCCGGTTCAACAGCGCGTCGGCGGCATGGGCTTCAATCGGCTTTGTTTTCATCTACCGTCTCCTTTGCTTTGGGTTCACCCAGCCGGTAAATCTCATACGGTCCGTCGTTTTCACCGATCGGCGCTTGTGCGGTAGCCGTCACCTCGATCTGGGCAATGTCGGTATTCGTCAGGTTCCAGATGAAACGCGCCACGATCTTTGCCCGCGGGACATCGATCACCACCCCATAGCGAGAAATGACACGCACCGCCTTTTCAACCTGTACGGTGGATTTCGGGGCTTTGTATTTCTCGACGTTGTAGGTCACCCCTTCGAGGGTCACTTCTTCCTTCGCCGTCGTTCCCCCGAAGACAGTGACCAGCACGTCGTTGTTCCACTCCATGAAGTTCAGTTTGATCTGCTTGAGTCCGGCTTCGGTCACAACGGTTTCTTCCGGGACTTCCGGCTCCTCTTCCGAATAGAAGTCCTGCGTCTGGTTGGCTTCGGTGTTGAACGAAGCGGTTCCTTTCAGCGTCTTGGCCAGTTGCTTCATCACCTCCGGCATCCCCCCGTTCTGGTTCACGTCGCCGAACATGGCGATCTTCAGGCCGATCGATCTTGTTTTCTTGTTTTCTGCCATTGCTTGTATCGTTTGAAAATGATTATTATAATGAATGCTATTAAAATGCCGTTCAAACCGTGTTTAAGACGATTCCAAAACGGGACGGCGGCAGGCTCTTTTACCGTTACCGATTCCGACTGCCCGCTGCGGGTTTGTTCCCGGCTTTCCTCTTCCTGGTATTCCAGCCGGGGCAGGTTTTCCGTTTCTGCCGTCACGCACAGGCTGTCACCTTTCAGGCTCGCCGTTACGCGCAAACCGCCTGAACTGTCGGTATAGACCGCTCCGGCGGGGAGCTTACGGAGGCTGTCCAGCGGGGCCGTCAGCCGGACCGGGGGCAACGGGGTTGTCGCGAGGGTGACGCTCACCTTTTTGTCCCACCGGAGACTGTCGGCCACCCGGATGGAAGTATCTTCTTTTATAGTCCTGCACGAGAGTACGGGCAGGACAACGGCCATACACAGGGCAAACCACGATCTTTGCAATACACCCCTCCAGGCGCGACATGCGTGCTTGAAAATCTCGAATCTCATCATACAGGTTTACTATTGTCTCGTTGTCCTTTTCGGCGATATGGCGGGACACATCGTCTTTCTCCAGCCGGTTCTTCCGGCGCAACAGGGGAAGCCCGGCCAGCCAGTTCAAGAGGACGATCAGGCCGCCTCCCGTGCCGAGATAGTTGAACAATGCGTCCCAGTCCATGTCTTTTCAGTTGACAGTTGACAATTGACAGTTAGGATTTCTTCTCGCTAAATAGTCCGATTATCCACTGCACCAGCCCGATGTCGGCGAGACCGTTTGCCGCCAGTCCGCTACCCAATCCATAAAGCAGGGCAATATACCACTCGATGCCGTCAAAGATTCCCAAATGCTGCCACCAGCCGAACATACACAGCCCGACGGCGACCAGCCAGGAAACGACCTGCGTCCATATCCCTTTCAGGCTTGGGAAAAAGCCTTTCACGATTTCCACCACAAAAGGGATTGTCGCCACAAGCGCGGAGAGCGAAAGGAATACAGCGTTGTAGTTCGGAGTTTCTACCGCCACTTCCGGCGAACCAGCCACTACTGCCAACACCGGTAGGCATACGGCAAACGATACCATCATCCCGAAAAGGGAAAGAATGAATTTCTGTTTCATGTTGTTTTTGTTGTTTTACTGGTTAATACCTATTTCTTTCAGCCATTTCCCGACATCGAAGCTGGGGCAGGCTTTTGCCGCCAGTTCGTTATGCCCGACGATCCGAACCGAGGGGAAGCGGCGGTGGAAGTCCGTCACATACCGTTTCAGGGCTTCCTGCTGCTTCGCCGTCCGGGTGTCCCTCGGGGTCTTGCCGTCGCTTGCTACGCCACCAACATACACAATGTGCCGGGCCGTACTATTATGCCCTTTTGCCCCATTGGTGACCTCCCAGGGATCAACCACGTCGTCTTCATTGTTCTCAACCAGCCGCTCCACCGTCCCGTCCAGGTGGACCATGTCAGTATAGCCCACCTGCTTCCAGCCGCGGCCACCTTTGGAAAGGGGGGCGCAATGCCAACGGCGGATGTCTGCCGCCGATACTTCACGGCCGGGAGGGGTGGCGGTACAGTGGAGGACTAAGAGTTTCAATTGTGCCATAATTCGGAATGATTAAGCGATGTCCGAAGTGGCAAGTTCCGCATACGCATTGCCATCCCACATCAAGGTTGTCACTTTGGATGCCGCACAATTGGCACCGCCAACCGTTGCGACCGCCGTCCCCTCGTTACGGACAATCAAGAGAGAACCGGGTTGCACCTTCGTTTCCACCTCAATTGTTTCAGCCGCAGCCGGGACGACTGTTACCAACGCAGGGTTGGCGTCATGCACAATACCGTTTTCTTCGACCTTTCGTTCCACTGCTACAGGAAACGGTACCGTTACAAGCCGTTCGCCGGTTTCGTTGTAAGGAGCATAGAAGTCAAAACTTCTACGCGATTTCATGTTGATATAACTCATTGCTGTCTTAATATTTGAATGTTAAACATTACGCCTTGGGTGAATAGATGGCACCCAGATATTTGCCCGTCACGGGAGTGGCTACGCCACGCATATTGAAGCCGACCACGTCGCCCCGGTATTCGGGATCGTTCAGGCGGTAATACATATCCACCGTTCCACGGGCACGGGCCACGGCCTCTTTGTAATAGAAAAGGGAAGAAGGCGCGTCCGTTGCCGCTACTGCCGCATTCCAAGGAGCCTTCTGCCCGGTCGTACCGTTATACTTCGGCGTGAGGGAGGAACGGACTACCGTGAAGGAGAACAGTTTGTTTTCATTATAAAACGCCTTGTACATGTTCAAATCCTGCATTCTGAGGTCCATCGCGTGCAGCGGGTTCAGGATCAGGATGCGGCCTTCGGTCGGGACTTCCAATTCGTCGAAAGCCAACTCCATATCCATTACCATCTCGTAGGTCATGGCCTTGTAACCACGGGCGTTCTTGTCCCCGTTAGCGGCTTTCACCGGGGTAAAATCACCGTTTTTCACCGGTGCCCAATTGAAGGCGGCCAGGCGGGCAAACTTCTGCCGGAGGGAATTGCGGTGTCCCTCAATCACGCTTTGGCGTTTCTCTGCAGATTCTTCAATCTCAATGGCGTTGATATGCACCGTATTCTCGGTATCGAAACGTTTCAACACGATCTCGTGCGGGATGTCGGTACGCGCCACGATTGGAATCGGGTACTGCTCGTTGTCGATATACACTTCGGGGTCGACACCGGCCTCCTGCAAGTTCAACTTGTTGTTGTCCACCCAGGCGTCCAGGCTCTTTGAATGCGTAAGGAGCGAATCCGAGGGGTAAAACTTCTCGATAATCTCCGGAATCCAGATTTCGCGATTCAGTCCTTCGGCAAGGCATCCGGCGAGGTTCAGAGGAATCAGGGACAGCCCCATCTGCAGGGCAAACATCGTCCCGTGGCTGACCCCCAGGCAGGAGGCAAAGGCTCCGCTTGTCAGGGCATTGAAAAGTAATGCCGTAATCAATGAAACAATAAATTTCGCTTTCATTCTTGTTTGTTTTATAAAGGTTTATACTTGTTCTCAGGCAGGGTATTTACCGTATGCCTCAAAAAACTTCTGTTTGTAAAGCTCCCCATCCTTCTTCAATTCTTTCAGGCGGTCCGCCTTTATGATTTCAGAGAATGTCATGTCCGCAAGTTGTACGCCACCCGCACCGCCGGATGTCTGAATCTGCTGCGTCACGCTGGCACGTGGCGGGATCGCGTCAAGTTGCGCTTTGGCCCGGTCAAAATCGGCATCGAACATGCCCATCCAGGCATCTTTGCCTTTCGCGTCCAGGCGACCTTCCTTGATCGCTTTGTCCACCAGGGCGATTGCGGAGGCTTTTCGTTCATCCTTTTCTTTTTTCTCAAAAGCCTGAACCTTGGACGACAACGCCTCTTTTTCTGTCTTTAGCGTATCGTTCTCTTTTTGGAGTTCGTCACGAAGCCGGATAATTTTTCGGACTTCATCGGCAATGGCCTGTTCGCTCGCATTGTCCGACAGTTTCAATAATCCTGTTAAAATTGTCATTTGCGTTTTATTTTTAGGTGATACATGGATACCGTTTCCGGTATCGAATAGTTTAATCAATGCCCCTTTATCGTCGAGGTCGATCCGCTTGTTGTCCGTGTCATACAGGGCCAGTGCGTTGTGGTTGCTCCCTATGGTGCAGATGGAGGCCTCGCGCACTTTCCAGGTGATCATGGTCGGAAAGGTTTGTCCGGGCAACATCAGCGACGGGTCGTCCGAGCTTTTCCCCGGCCATGCGCCTATGCTGGCCGCCTTTAGAAATCCCCGCTCTACTTTTCCCATGACGGCGGCGGCCCTTTCGTCGTCTTCGTCGAATACGGCATCGGCAAGGATCCGGGTCCCTTCGACGCGGATGTTCTCCCAACGGCCTATCGGCAGGTCCCAGTCGTCATGGTTAAGCAGCATGACCGGGTTATTCTCGAATACGGACAGGTCGGCTCCCGATGTCAGCATTCGGAACCCCTTTGTATTGACCGTATCGTCGTGCAATATGAATGTGAATGTTTTTTTCGCCATCGTTTTCGATTTTTCACCCCAAAGTTGCGGGCTTAAAACGACTTGGAAAAATTGTTCCGTAACGGTTACGCCCAATATGCAGTTTATTGCCAAACAGATGTAAAACACTACTTTACAATTATTCCATCCGGAAAAGCGCTCGTACTTTTGAGGGTGTAAATCAACAAAATGTACAGATGTATGGGAACGGATTTAAGCATGAAGCAAAAGAAGGAATGGGCAAAGATGCTCTATCTGAAAGAACACCTGACACAGGCGGAAGTGGCTGAACGTGTCGGGGTCAGCAAGCAGACGCTTTGCAAATGGGTAAAGACTGAAAAATGGGAGGAACTGAAGGCGTCCGTCAGCCTGACACGCGAGGAGCAGCTGGCCAACCTCTACCGGCAGGTGGCGGAAATCAACAAGGCCATTGCCGGACGTAAGGACGGGGAAAGGTTTGCCACATCCAAGGAGGCCGATACGATCAACAAGCTGGCGACAGCGATCGAGAAGATGGAGAAGGAAACCGGAATTGCCGACATCATCAGCGTCTCCAAAGGCATCCTCGGCTGGATACGCAAAACGGACACGGAAAAGGCGAAGGAACTCAGCTTTTATTTTGACGCTTACATAAAGGACCGGCTCAAATGAAACCGCTTAAAACTATAGACAAACAGGCACTTGAAGACTGGGATGCCTACCTGAAGTCCATCCGCAAAGACACGGCAGTCGATCTGGATATGTCTTACGAGGAAAGGCAAAAGCGGTTGGCTTACCTGGAGCAACATCCTTTGCTCTGGATAAAGGAAATGTTTCCGAACTATGCCAAATACGAATTTGCCTCTTTCCATAAAAAGGCCATAAAACGGCTGATTTATAGCCCTAAGAACTGGTACGAGGTCCTGTCGTGGGCGCGTGAGCTGGCCAAGAGCACAATCGTCATGTTCGTCATCCTCTTCCTGGTACTGACCGGGAAGAAGCGGAACATCATCCTTTGTTCCAACAGCAGCGACAACGCAATCAAGCTGCTCGGCCATTACCGGGCACAACTGGAAGCCAACCAGCGCATCCGGTTTTATTATGGTGAGCAGAAAGGGTTCAAGTGGACGGAAGACAGCTTCATCACCAAGGGAGGAGCTTCCTTTATGGCGGTCGGGGCGCGGCAGAGCCCTCGCGGTGTCAAGATCGAGGAGGTGCGTCCGGACACGATCCTCGTGGACGATTACGACACGGACGAGGAATGCCGCAACCCGGACATCGTGAACGACAAATGGAACTGGTTCGAACAGGCGTTGTATTTCACCCGTTCGTTCTCGGAACCCCTGCTCACGATCTTTTGCGGGAACATCATTGCCAAGGACTGTTGCGTGGCACGGGCCGGGAAGAAGGCGCTCGAATTGTCACGGCGCGAAAAACCGATCGGAAACTGGGACATCATCAACCTGCGCATGGTGGACATCAACCATCCCGATCCCAAGAACGATTTTGCTTACGGTACTTCCGTCTGGCCGGAGAAAAACGACGAGGCGACGATTGACGACGTGCTGGCACAGGTAAGCGTGGCCAGCGCACAAAAGGAATGCTTCAACAATCCGGTGACGGAAGGATGCTATTTCAAGGAGATCAAGTGGGGGCCGGTACCGCCGCTCCACAAGTTCCCGTTCCTGGTCAGCTACGGCGACCCGGCCCCGTCGAACAAGGTGTCCGGCAAAAAGGGCGTGAAGAAGCTCGGCTCCTACAAGGCCAACTTCCTGATGGGCGTATTGGATGGCAACCTGTATGTCATTACTGGCTACCTGGACCACGTGAAGAACGAAGAGTTCGTCAATTGGTATTACTACATGCGTGACTACGTGGCAGACCGGACGCAGGTGTATAACTCCATCGAGAACAACAAGCTGCAAGACCCGTTCTACGAACAGGTGTTCATCCCGCTTTTCCAAAAGAAATGGGAGGAGACCGGGTACATCATCCCCATATCGCCGGACCTAAGGAACAAACCGGACAAGTTCACGCGTATCGAGGGCAACCTGGAACCCCTAAACCGGGCGGGGCGAATGATCCTGAATATCGCCGAGAAAGACAACCCCCACATGGTACGCCTGGAGGAACAGTTCCTCTTGTTTGACGACGGCCTCCCGGCACCGGCCGACGGTCCCGACGCCATAGAGGGCGGGTTCTTCATCTGCCAGCAAAAGGCGATGGCGGTCAAGGCGGGCAGTTGCGCCGTCGGGACGCGCCAGCGGAACAGAAAAAGATTTTAATCCAATCCATCATAATCATGGCATATTTGACAATACAAGAACTGAACACCCACCTGCATGACGAACTGGTCGAGACCATCACGCGGGGGGACGCGACCATCGCGGAAGCCGCCATCGACGCGGCGATAGCCGAGGCGAAAGGGTATCTGTCGCGCTTCGACTGCACACGCATCTTCTCCGCGTCGGGAAGCAAGCGAAACCAGCTGCTGTTGATATTCGTGAAGGACATCGCCATCTGGCACCTTATCAACCTGTGCAACGCCGGGACGGAATTGCAATTCCGGCAGGACCGTTACGAGAGGGCCATCGACTGGCTGAAGGCCGTCCAGCGGGGAGACGTCTCGCCCGACCTGCCCGATCGTGAGGCGGAGCAGGAGAAAGACACCCCGATCGGCCCTATCGCGTATGGCAGCAACCCCAAGCGGAGCCAACACTTCTGACAGACCGTTAAAACGCTGTTTAAACAGCCCTGTAATCAAACGAAAATAAAAAGACGAACAATGACAAAGAAAAAAAAGAAAACGCCCCCAAAAGCCCCGGATTCGACCGGAACGAAACAACCGCCGGTTTACACCGAGATACTGGTCCGGCCCATTCATCGCGGGGTGAACGACATCGGTTCCTGGCGGAGTGCCCTCCGATTGGCGGACTTGGGAAACCGGACGAAATTGTATGACCTGTTTACCGACCTCCTGATCGACGGCTACCTGTCGGATGCCATCGACAAACGCATCGACGCGGTGACGGATGCCGACCTCGCCTTTACCATCGACGGCAAGCGTGTGGACGAAATGGACACGCTGATGGACACGCCGGAGTTCGAGTCGCTCCTGCGCGAGATCATGCTTTCACGGTTCTGGGGCGTGTCGGTGGTCGAGTGCCGGTTCCTGGAAGGGTTCGAGTTCTATTCCGTCCCGCGCAAGCATATCCGGACAAAGACCAAGGAAATTGCCATCAGGGAGGAGGACGAGCACGGGATACCTTATGCGGAAAACGACCTGGTCATACAATTCGGCCAGGATGAAGATTTCGGCATCATCCTGCGTGCCGCCCCCTTCGTCATCTACAAACGTGGCGGCTTCGGAGACTGGGCGCAGTTTGTAGAGCTTTTCGGTATGCCCCAGCGCATCGGGAAGTACAGCAGCATGGACGAGCAGAGCCGCCGGGCGCTTATCCAGGCGTTCGAGGAGGCCGGGTCGGCTCCCTACCTGGTCATACCCAAAGAGACGGAAGCCACGCAAACAACGCTCAGTAGTTCCGGGAACGGTGCCCTTTACAACGACTTCCGCTGCGCCTGTAACGAGGAGATACTGATTACCGTTTTGGGGCAGACCATGACCACGCAGGACGGCAGTTCGCTCGCGCAGGGACAGGTCCACCTGGCCGTACAGGAAAAGAAACACCGGGCGGACCGCCGGTTTGTCGAACGGATGTTGAACAAGTATTTCGTCCCACTCCTGGAGAAACGGGGGTATCCGGTCGGGAACGGCAAATTCAAGTTCCTGGACAAGGCGCAGGAGATTTCCGTCTCGGAGACCATCCTGCTTTCCGAGATCCTGCCCATCCCGCAGTCTTACCTTTACGACAAATATAACATTCCACTTCCGGAAGGAGACGAAGCCATTGCCCGGAAAGAGCAACAGCCCCAATTCGTATTGCCGCCGGAAGAGGAAGAACCGGATGATCCCGACGATCCCAAAGACATAAAACCGGACGTCAAGAACCGGGACCGTACATGGTATGCCCGCCTGTGGGATTTTTTCGTCCGTGCCCCGCGGGACGGGGCGACCACCGGTGGAAAAGCCCGCATCCGGCTGAGTGACGACACGATGCAGAACCGGATCATCAATCGGGTGGCGGAAGGCAAGGGAAACACGCTTTTCGACGCGGAACTGTTCAGTTTCTTTGCGGATGATTTTGTCCGGGCCGTCAGTGAAGGACGCGCCAAGACAATCGGGCTGGCCGATACCGGCTTTACCTACGGGGCGAGGGACGACGCCTTCATCACCTCGATGGAGATGAACGTGTTCCATTTCTCCGCCGCCAAGACGCTGGCCGAGCTTCAGGAGCTGAACAGGCTTTTCCGGGAAAGCGGCAGCTTCGAGGAGTTCCACAAGAAGGCACTCGAAGTGACGGACGTGTTCAACAAGCGGTGGCAGCAGACCGAATACGAGACGGCGGTTCTGACGGCCGAGTCGGCAAGCAATTACCAACGGCTGGTAGGAAAGACGAAACTTTTTCCCTACTGGGAGTACAAAACAGCCGGAGATGACAAGGTGAGGGAAGAACACCGGAAGCTGGACGGCCTGGTCCTTCCGGCAAACGATCCGAGGTGGGACAAGATATTTCCGCCTAACGGATGGAAGTGCCGATGTTACGTTGTCCCGCGCATGGCGCATGAGGTGGCAGGAAAGGACATGGATGAGATGGGCAAACGTTGCGAGACGTTTTTCAATACTCCTGAATGGCAAAAGGCCAAAGCACAACATTGGGACACGAACAGAGGGAAAAGGAGCGAAGTGTTCAACAAAGACCAGATGTATATACGCAAGTTTCCGGATGTGGCAGGAAAGATGCTCGGCGACATATCATTGGATACATGGGGAGTTACCCCGTCCCTGAAAAAAAGAATCGGTGAGAGCACCCTGCCGATGCCGGTCTATGAAGGCGATGCGACTACATGGTGGAACCGACATTGCCAATATGTGAACGGGAAGGAGGTGCTTCCCGTTACTGACCATGAAGGCCGTACCTGGTTTATGGGCAAGCCGGATTATGACGCGCATACATCCAACAAGAGGAAGAAGCGCGAGTTCAGGACCACATTCCTTTCCTGTATCCAGGACATCATGGCAGATCCTGATGAACTTTGGTTGGGACAGGAATATAAAGACCGTGACAACAAAGAGTCGAAACTGACCAACTACATATGGATCAAGTATTACCAGGAAAGGACGGTCGCATGCGTTTCTAAAGTGGAAAACAACCGGATGGTTTTCAAGTCATGGTTTGAGGTACGCAATCCTAAAATCAGGAGCGGCTTGCTGCTTAAGAAAAAGAAGTAGGTTTCCTGCAAAAGGCCTGTGCATGCTGGTGAGCCTGATAGCTATGGTCCCTCCACCTACCTCAAAGGAATACCTCGCCTTACAGTACCTTTTGCAAGCATTGCAAACATATAAAATATTTCAATATGAACTTCAACGAATTGGAAAATTATTTCAGTTCCCTTCCCGACAAGGTGCTGGACGATGCCGCCCAGATCGTGGCCGAGATCGCCACGGAATATTACAAGGAACGGTTCCGCGAGAAGGCCTTCGACGGCAATCCGTGGGCACCGGCCAAGGTCCCGCGCCGGAACGGGTCGCTCCTGGTCGACAGCGGGAACTTGCTGGGCAGTATCCGGCCGGCATACGTCGGGCGCGACAAGGTGGTCATCTCCGCCGGGAATGACAAGGTGGACTATGCCCGGGTCCATAACGAGGGATTTACCGGCCAGGTGACGGTCACGGCCCATGTGCGGCATACGGCCAAACAGGGGGATGTCCAGGTACGGGAGCATACACGCCGGACGAATATCCCGGCACGTCCCTTCATGGGCAAGGCGGACGAACTGGCCGACAAGATACACGACCGTCTGGAAGGATATATGAACACACTAAAATAACAACTTATGAATGCGGATATTTTTGTCGCGCTATGCGACCATTTGGAAAAGGAGGTCCCAGCCCTTCGCTGGATGGATGAAGACTTGGGACAGTTGAGCGGGAACACTTCCCTACGACCGGCAGTGGATTTTCCCTGTTGCCTGATCGACATACAGTATGCCGATTGCAAGGACCTGTATGACACTTATCAGTTTGTCAAAGCGACCATCACGTTGAAACTGGCTTTCCCGCCCTACGGCGATTCATACAACAAGGCTCCGGAAACGGCGAGGAAGAAGGCTTTGGAACGTTATTCGATCGTTAGCGAAGTACACGACTGCTTGCAAGGATGGACGGCAGAAGAGACGCTTTCGCCTTTGAGCCGCCGAAGTGGCCGTCCGTTCGTCACGGCCGGAGGTCTGAAAGCCTACACGCTCGTTTATGATACGACCTTCGAGGAGTGCTGAAAATGAAAAAGCGGGGCAATCCCGTCCCGCTTTCAGTTTTCCCAGTTGCGGCCGGGATATTCCCGCTTCAGTTCCCGGACATCTTTCTTGTCCTTGAACAAGCCATCCAAGTAATCGCCAAAGTCAAGCAAGGCATTGCTGATCGTACGTTCCTCCACATGGAACTCCTCCGAAAGAATGCGCATCACGTCGTCAAAGCGTCTCCGGCGTATCTCGGTCCAGTAGTAATAGCGGGCAATCAGTTCCCGGTTGCGCTTGTACACATGCTCCTGGCGGCTGGTCTTGCAGGTTGCCGTCTGTGCGGAGGCACGGGAACGTCTGCGCTTGGGTATGAGCCCTTTTGTCTCAACATCCAAATTCAGTTCGTACTGTTGCTGCATGGCTCTCTTGATTTTTTTGCAAAATAAAGGTCATAACCAATACCATGCAAACATATCTTTCCCTTTCTTTCCCCATCCCATTGTTTGGCAACCCTGTTATTGCCATTCGCCCCACCTTTGCAAGTGAAAACAGACAGTCGACCGTCATTCTTTTATTATTCACTCTTTAATTTTCCAAAGAACATGGCACAGAAGTACAAACTGATCGAGAGAAGGAACCTGGGCAAGGACCAGGCGGAACACCCGCGCAAACAGTATGCGCAGGCAGTAAACAACGGCTATGTGAGCTTCGATGAACTCTGTTCGGAAATCGGCGAGGGCTGTACGCTCACCTCGGCAGACGTGAAGGCGGTGATGGACCGCATGAACTTCACGCTCGACAAGCACCTGAAGGCGGGACGCATCGTGCAGTTCGGCGAGATCTGCTCCTTCCGCCTGGCGGTGGGGTTGACCGGAAGCGTGGATGTGAAGTCGTTCACCGCTTCGCAAATCAAGAAACCGAAGATTGTCTTCACTCCCGGCAGCCGCCTGCAGGAGACCCGCAAGCTGACCACTTTCGAACGTATCGGCAGCCCTTCGGAGGGAAGCGGTGATGACCGCCCGGTCGTCGAGGAAGAACGCCCCGGCGAACTATAGGCTGCCGTCTTTCAAAAAAGGGTGCATCCTTTTTCCGGAAAGCATGTATGCTTTTTCCGAAAAGGTTGCACCCTTTTCTTTTATTGCTTACATTTACATCAACCAAACAATATCAGATGAGTGATTTCAAGATACGCGCGTACGGATTGCAGGAGCTGGCCATGCTCTATTTCCCGAACAGCACGCCACAGTCGGCCAGCAACCAGTTGAGAAAATGGATGAAGAAGGAACAGCTTTTCGCCAAGCTCCTCGAGGCAGGATACGTTTCGGGGCAGAAGATCCTGACGCCACGGCAGGTGGAGGTGATTACGGGGCATGTGGGGGAACCGTGAATAATGGACAATGGACAATGGAAAATAGAAAAGCTCCCGGGAACCTCAAACCTCCCGGGAGCTTTTCTATTTTTCGTTTGTGTTAGGAACGTTAAATAAATATCTGGCAACTAAGATGAATATGCCTATCACATTTGCGGAAGCTGTTGTCAGCAATGTGATCAAAACATTATCTGACAATTTAAAATGACACTCTTGCCCATCCGGTGACATTTCCAATCCTGCGATAAACAGAAAAACACCCACAAATACAAGAAAGAAACAAAGTAGCATGAATATCTTATCGGCATATTCCTTGCGTTGCAACCGATCCTGGGATTTACTCTCCAACTCTTCTGCCTTAAGTCTGTTGGACAAATGCAGTTCGTAAATTTTTTCTTTGTTCGTCCACTTCTTATAATCTTCTTCCGTTTCAATGGAGCCGACCTCTTCTTCTGTGGTCAACTCGGAAAAATTCAGGGAATCGCCCAATGCATGGATCAAATCGTCAGGTGTATGGTTGTCTATGTTCACTTCGTTTCATTTTTAAGAGTTCGTCAAAGTCGCTTTTATTATATTCTTATAATGGAGCTTTGTCAGTTCGTCCGGTATCTTGGTGTTCATTCCGGGCACATAACATAGGTTCCAAGGGGTTCCTTTCCGGTGTGTGAGTTCGACCATTTGGCTGTCTGTTACGTCCTCATATCGTTTCCAGACCATTTCGCATATTTTTTTTATATCGCAATCTTCCAATGTTGGAGTCTCAAAACTAAATCCTTTTTCGTTTTCCACCAACATATCGGTCAACTCCACGATTTCCTTATCCCTATTATATTTGAACGAATGATATACAGAAGGAATGACCGGCCCGTATTTCCATGCTTCGACTTGATCAAAACGTTCATCCAAGATTGATTTGTCATAGATTGCCAAAGAGAAGCCATGTACGATATATACTCGTTTCATCAGTCCAAGGAGCTTCAAAGGTTTTCCTTGCTCTTTGGCATAAGCAACTAAATAGTTAGCGACAGCAAGTGCGTTTGTTTTCATTTTAAACTCCTTTTGTTTTTAAATCCTTCTATTCGTAGAATATGTGTTTATGAAGATTGTTACATATTAACAACGCCTCAAAGATAGTTATTTGTTTTGTTTATGGTAACAAATGTTACCGTTAAATGCAAAAAATCTCCTGAAAAATTCATATTCTTCGGGAGATTTTTTTGCATTTTACGATTCATAGTCCGCTTCCCATTCCACTGTAATAACAGCTCTCACCTTGCCGGTACCGTCGCAAAGGTCGCAGGGAATGAAGGTACGTTCACCATGTCCGGTCGTGTCCCGAAAACCGCCCTGCCCGCTGCAACGGGGGCAGGTGAAGCCGGAGGCGTAGCGGGTTTCCGTCCGTGTGCCGTAGCGGTCGGGGCTGATTTCCAAAATGTGTTTCATGTCGCTCATATTATTTTCCTTTCTTCTTACAGCCGGTTGAACGACGGTTCGAGTTTCTTCCATACGCCGAGATCGGTTTTCTCGTAGAAATAGAAATTGGTGGCGGTGCCTTCCACGAGGTGCGATTCCTTGAACAGGTTCATGATGGCGGTGTATTCCGGGTCGCCGAACTGTTCCTCCAGTTCGTAGAGCTTCGAGATGGATTTGTAGTCGAGGTCGCCATACTTGTTGCGTTCCAGGAGCGTCATGGCGAGTTGGTACATCGGGTTGTCCTGCCCGTTCTCCTTTCCCTCGATCCAGCCTTGCAGGAACTCGATCAGGCGGGTGGCGGCCACGTCGGCCCGTTCGTCGAAGCGTTTCACCTTGTTCGATTTGACTTCGATGGCAAAGTCGCCGTCCTGTATCTTGAACGACATCTGCCGTTCGCCCAGTTTCAACTGTCCGTACTCCAACATGATCGCGCGGAAAGCCAATACTTCTTCCTGGCAATACTTGCACAGTTCCTGCACTTCGGCGCATACGGCGCGTACCTTTCTTTCCGTGTTCGTTATCAACTCGGCGCGGATGCCCTCGTAGGCGGCGCGTTTGTCCAGGGCCTCGCGGCGTTCTTCTTCTTTCTTTTGAGCCAATAAGGCTTCCAGTTCCTTGCTGGATAGTTTGCTTAAGTCTGTCATCTTGATTTTTGATTTATGAATTATTAGTCACTGTTGATTCGTCTGTTATTTTCTGAAATCCTCATTCACCTCCAACGCCTTTCCGCCTTCCAGACGGAGGATCTTTATCCCGTTCTCGTGCAGGCGGCCGGTCATGGTGGGGTAGTCCGGATGGTCGGAACTGTGTTCCAACAGCCACTCCAATAGCATGTCCTCCTTCACGTACAAGGCTTCCAACATGGCCTTCTCCTTTGGGGTGAGAATCTTGGGCGGGTCCTGTTTGATGCGTACCATAATTGTCCATTGTTAATTGATCCCGATGGGATAGTCCAGTTCCGGATTCCCTTCGATCTCCACGCTGTTGCGCTTGCAATAGAGGTTGTAGATGGCCGACAGGCGCGATTCGGGAATGGCATTGAAGTTGCTGCAATTGGCAGCCCGGCAGGCGATGCCGATCACGTAGCGCACCTTGTCCGCCTTGGTCGGGAACGTATATCCCAACTTATCCACATACTGGCAGATGGTGGCAATGACCCGTTTCTTCATCTTGTCGAGCGAGTCTTCGTAACGTGTCTTTTTTTGTTCAGGTGTACCCTTCATCGCTTCGATCATCAGGCTGTATTCGCGGGGGTATTTGCTATACATTTCCGATAGCGACTGGGTACGTCCGCCACTGTATTGGTGAACCAACCCTTCCTTGATCACCTCCTTGTACCCCGGATCGTAGCCCGGCACCTCCTTCAGCAGCGTCCAGAAGAGGGCGTGGGAAGGGGCGCGTTTTTGGGTTTGTTTTTTTGTTGTTGCCATAATTCCAATTATTAATTGTTTCGTTCCCGGAGGCGGAATCGAACCGCCCCGTGATAACCGTTCGGGATGTCAGTCTTCCGTGTCTTCTTCCAATTGGAACTGTTTCAATCGTTCCCTCATCTGTTTGGATGATACCAGCTTGACCTTTTTGGCAACCACTTTGCCCTCTTCGATCATCAGCTTCGTGCTGAATGTCCCCAAGCCCTCCAAAGTGACCGGTTCGCCGTTTCCCAAATGCTTGTAAAGACTTTCCACGAACGCATCCAATACGCTCATGCACCGGATGACTGGTATGCCGATTTCATTTTCTATCTCCAAAGAGATCTCTTTGGTGGAAACCGCCTTCTTGCGGGAAGAGCGGACCTCCGTGTTTTGCGACTGCCGTTGGATTTTCTTGTACTTGATCATGTCCTTTATCTATTTTGAAGGTAAAACATCGATTCGAAAAACTCTTTGGTGAGCGGTTCTCCCCGACGGTCGGCCTCCCGGATGGCGGGTTCCAGATAGTCGGCCAGTTCGCCGTAGTTGTCGGCGTTCATCCGGAGCAGCTTCATGAGATCCTTGCCATAGCCCCGTCCCTCGAAGAAGCGGGCGAAGGTACGGTCGATCGGGCGGACGTGGCGGATACCAGCCTTGAAGCGGCGGATGAACTGCGGCATGCCCTCCTTGCGTTTCGTCTTCTCCAATTTGTTCAGGATGTCGTCCGTTCCGATCATGACGATGGCGCAGATGCCCTTCAGGTAGTCGTAGATCGTCTTGATGGAGAGGAGACCGCGCGTGGAGAGGTATTCCGCCTCGTCGAATACGAGGATCGGCAGGTTCCCGTTGTCGGCGATGCGCGACAATTCCATGCTGATCCGGTCGATCCGGTAGGAGACGGAACCGTCGAATGACACTTTCAGTTCCTTTTGTATCTTGCGCACGAGGTCGCTGATCGAGTCGTTCTGGTTGCAGGTCACGACATACGTCCCTTGCGGATAGGCTTGCCGGAAACGTTCGACCGTGTAGCTCTTTCCGCACCCTGTCTCGCCCACGATGATGCGGGTGGTGGAGGTCTCCTTCGCCTCGGTCAGCTCCTTCACGATGTCAATGAACTGCTCGGTCTCCACCAGTGGCCAATACTCCTTCGCTACTTTGTGACCGATGCGCCCCGCGAGGGCGAGGAACCATTTATCATCAATGTCCGACTCCTTGCCGGTCCGGCTGTTGATGAAGGTGAACACGCCTTTCATCATGCCGCTTAGGTAGCTGACGTTTACCCCGGTCAGCTTCGACAGCTCATTCTGGCTGATGCCTTTCTCATTCATGTAGGCCTGTGCAGCCCGTATGATGGATTGTTTTTCTTCTATCTTCATAAGTCTCTGAATTTATTTAAGTCGATTCTTGATTTCGCGTATTCCTCGTAGGCCATTTCCGCCTGTTTTTTCTCCGCTTGAGCGGACTTTTGACGCTGTTTAAGCGCCGATTTGGCAAGGGCTTTTTCGGCCAACGCCTTTTCCTTTTGGGCGTTGGTGACCTCCTTGGCACGTTTGCCACCGATCAGTCGGGCAGTCACCTCGTAGGGCAGTTGCTCGTCGATCCAGTCGGCCACCTCTTTTACATCGTCCTCGTACCTCGTGACGGCTTCCACCTGTGCCGCCTGCCGCCATACATGGTGACCTAAGTTGCGGACGCTCCGGTCGGTCTCTTCCGCATGGCTGTTGCTTGCCTTGCGGGCTGCGAAGCAGGTGAACATGAAGCGGTCGTCCATCGTATAAAGGTCGCATTCCTCTTCGTCCCAGTACATGCGGGCTTTCACCTTGGCGGCATAGCCTAAATATTCCCGGATCACCTCGCCGACTGATTCCACTTCGGGAATCTCGAACATGTATTTCCGGTCGCCTTTCGTAATGACAATGTTGCCACGCTGACGGGTGATCTCCTGCACCGTATAGTTGCCGGCTATATGTCGCCAGACGCGCGGGTCGATCTCCCTGGCATCCGGATGGATGCTTTCTGCATAGAGTTCTGAACGGCTCTCGCCGCTCCGCATGACGCGGTTGTTCCAATCCTCGATCTTTTGCCCGACCTGCTCAATCACCTCCTCATAGGACGGGAACGTGGCGGCATCGAGGTATTCGTCGTTGGCAGTGTTTTCTATGTCTTTACTGTTCCAACTGGAGCCAAGCCAGTTGAACTCGTTGCGGATCGTCTTCTTGAACAGGCGGAACTGCGTCTCGGCATAGTTGGCCTGTGAGTTGCCTGATTGGATCAAGCGTGTCTTCCGGCAAACCTGTGCCAAAAACTCTTTGCTCTCATCGGAGGTGAAGGCGCCATGGTTGTCGCTGATGAACTCCATGATCTCGCGTTTGCCGCAATTACGTAGCCCCATCAGGACCGCCTCGCGCATCATTTCCGGAGACTCGGAATGCTGTCCGACCGGTGCCGGTGCCCAGCCGACGATCTTTCCGGTAGCCACGTCCGACACCATCATCACATACAGGCGCATCGAACGCAGCTTACCCTCTTTGTCCTGGTAGGAATAGGCGAGCGTACCGGAACCGTCGGCGCACCAGAGCGAGTTGCCGTAGCGCAGTTTCTCCGACGGGATATAGGACAGGAAGGTCGATGAGAAGGCCTTCCATCCGTGCCGCTCGCGGTAGGTCATCCGTCTGGTGTTATACATATTCGTATAGTGGCAGAAGGTGGAATAGCTGAGCGGCTTTTCGCCCAGATAGTCGATGTCGCGCTCGTATTGGTTCCAGAGGGCGATCTTGCTTTCCTTCGCCGAGCCGCCGAAATTCATCCACAGTTTCAGGATCAGCGCCTCGTGGAGGTCAAACCGTTTGATCTCGCCGGTCTCCTCGTCCACGACCTTGCACTTGCCGATCTTACGGGCGTTGTCGTTGCCGTAGCGTCCGGAGACGAAGAAGTCGTACTGTTCCGACTCGTCCGCCGGGAAATAGTGGAGCTTCTTCCGGAGGCTCCCGCCGGTTGTCACCATGAAGCCCTCCAGCCGTTTCTTGTGCAGGATCAGGGCGCACGCCTCGTAGAACTCCTCTTTCGTACGGTAGCCGAACTCCTTGTAGCCGCCATCTGCCACCAGCCTTTTGACGCAACGCGCCCAGGCGATGGCCTCCGCCAGCTCCCCGGCCTTGTCCTTATTGTATTTGCAGGTTCCGTCCACCTCGTAATAGCGGAAACGGAGCCGGTCGGTATTGCTGATCCGCTCCTTGACATATTCCTCGATGCTCCTTCGGGAACACTGTTCCGCGATCCGCGCCTCCGTCGAACGTAGTTCATCCGCCTCCAACATCAACGTCTCCTTGTCGCCCAGCCGGGAACGATAGCGGGTATCCTTCCGGTCGGGGATATAATCGTAGTCGTAATAGAAACGACCGTCAATACGGGCGTAACGCCACGACTTGCCGGTGGCGGGCAGGATGTCTTTCATGCGGTGGCAGGGGGAGACGGATTTACGGAAGTCAAATCTGGCTCGACGGCGCAAATATTCATCCATATTATCCCCCAACGTATCGCAGATCAACCGCTCCGACACCCATACCGTCAGCGTGCTTTGGAATGTCCTCACTATTATGTCACCTTGACCGATATTCATTGTTTACATACTGTTTTATTAGTTCCCGGAAGCGGATTCGAACCGCTGACCCTATCGCCTGAATTACCAGTTCCGATTGTTCTGCCTGACTGAACTATCCGGGTTCCGCCCTCGTACCGCGGGCCGCGTACCGATACCAAACCTAAACCAATCTTTACGTAAAGACCAACCTTCGATTGTTTACTCTTCCGTCCACCTGTCGAACAGGTTTTCTATTTCCTCCCTGCGTCTCCGGGGCATCTTCCCCAGCAGGTAAAACCAGCCGCCCGATACGGCGAGCAACGCCCACACCTGCCACGGGGTGGGGATGTCGTGATCTACCGCGAACTCCCATGTTTGAAAAGCCGCTATGACGAACACGGCCATAAAAACGCTCATGATGATGATCAGTATGTTTGTTCTCATACGCCGGCCTCCCTCAATTGCGCTTTCGCCAACACTTTCGTCTCGTACACCAACCCCGGGTCCAGCATCTCCATCCAACCGAACTCCCTTTTCAGCAACCGCTCCAGCACCGCCCAGTCCTCCAGGCTCACGCAGTCGTTGTAGTTGTACCACTGGTTCTCGCCCGTCTCCGGGTCCAGCCCGATAATTCCCCAGAACTCCTTGCCGGCCGCGCCGATGCGCACCTTGCACTCGCCCTTGGCTACCACCACCCGGAACACCGGCCGTTCCTCCTCTTTCTTTCCGGTATAGACCAGCATCTTGAAATTCACATCATACTCGGAATCCATGTCGAACGGGGCCTCGCAAAGCGCCTTGTAGTCGATTCTCTTTTTCGCTTCCATTTTGAATACGTTTTTAAATGATTGTCACATGTTCCTCTTTCTTCACCGACCCACCCAGCTTGATAGCCATCGCTCGGATCTTTCTCGCCAGATCTGAATCAGACCGGCAATTCAGTGCCTCGCTGACCGTTTTACGACTGCACCGAAAGATCTCTTCCAACTTTTTCCGAATCTCTGTGTCTGCTAAAATCTTTGCCATATTCAATATTTAATGATTAATGTTTATCTTTACAGCGTCGGTTACATCAGTAACGACGGTGCAATATTACGCATTATGCGAATATAACCCAAACAATTTGCATAATTATTTCACGAAATGAATAACTATTTTATAGCCTTATGGATAAGAAAAACATGTTAGAAGCAATTATTACTCATTTTGCAGATGGTAATAAGTCTCAGTTGGCAAGGATTTTAAATATCTCACCACAGGCTATAAGCACGTGGCTCAGCAGAGGAACATTCGATCAAGAATTAATTTATGCAAAATGCGAAAATATCAATCCTGATTGGCTTCTCACTGGTCGTGGCTCGATGCTGAAAAGCGAGGGGATGCCGCTGATGGGCGACAAGGAAGCGGAAAAAGAGGAGGTTTTGCCTGAAGTCAATTATGAATATAAAGGAGCTCCTTATTATAATGTGGATTTTATTGGTGGTTTTGATTTGGTTCTGAACGACCAGACTCGCAATCCGGATTATTACATCAATTTTCCGCCCTACAACAGAGAAGGAGTTGTTTGGTGTAATATTACCGGGCATAGTATGGAACCAGAACTAAACAATGGTGACTTCATCGCCATGAAGGAGATGCATTCACCCATCGAATACCTTCCTGCTGGTGAAATTTATGGTATTATCACGGAAGATTATCGCACGGTCAAGCGTATCCGAATGGCAGATCGTGACGGATTTGTTCGACTGATCCCCACTAACAAAAATCCGGAATATGCCGAACAAGAGATTCCCGTTGAAATGATCCGCAAGGTTTATGCGGTGTTAGGAAGTATGCACAGATTATTTTGAAATACATAAATATTATATCATGATAAACATTGAGTTAATTGACTTCAAAAGAGTTATAATGCATGAGATTCTTAGAAAAACAAATCAATCTGATGCTATGCCAAGTTGTGTTGACAGCTTAGTCGTATTGGACGATGATGTCATTAAGACATTAAAAGACAGGTTAAATATAGCATTTGGTAAAAGAACCAGGTGCTTTGAGATGAATGTTGCTAATATAGCTCCGGGTTCTTTTTATAATTTGTGTAAGGACCTAAAATTGCAAGAAAACAATGTCTTTATTGAAAATTCGAAGCAATTGGCTGGTCTATTAGCAAAATCTCAAAATCAAAAGAAAATACCGGGTGGTTATTTCCTGTTTATAGAAGGCGTAAATCGGGTAAAACAAACTTCGGTATATATTGCAATAAAAGCGGATCTGCAAGAGGCTTTACTAAAGGACAAGGTAACAGGTGTTATATCGGTTTTGAAAGAAGTCTTTTTATCACCGGCACAAAAATTTTACAAAGTAGGGCTAATGGAAGAGAAGCCTAATGAAGTGCAATCTATTGATCCTAACGATCTTTTTACTTGTTTCTTGTTTGACGAACAATTCAATACGTCAGAAGCACTTCCCGCAACATATTTTTTCAAAGATTTCCTTGGTTTTTCGGAAGATAAAAACACCAAGATAGTAACGAAACGTTTCTACGATCAAGCTTCTTCTTTTATCAATACGAACTTCCCGAATATGGAAGAAAGACTAAATCTTTTAAACGCATTGAAAGTAAGTTTGGTAGACTCAAATAGGCAGCTATTTGATCCTAAAGAATTCGGAGATTCTTTTATTGGCGATTTAGATAAAAGAAATCAATATTCGAGTACAATATTATCTCAATTCCCGTCTTCTTTCTTGAAAAACACAGCTTTATTAGATGCATCATTTAAGCATTCCAGTATGTTCTTCCCGAACAAGATCAAGGTATCAGGACCTTCTGCCGACTTTGATACTTATGTTTCTATTGTTTCGGATGGAGAAGAACTAAGGCATATAGACGGTTTGTTTGAAGAGTATACTGTCTTATTGGTAAAAGGGAAACCTCGGAGAAATGTCTGAAGAGGAGATAAAGAAAGAGTTTGGAATGTTGAAGCCTGACTTAGAGGCTTGGGGGAAATTTGTAGATCAAACCATTAAAAACATCATAAGTAACTACAGGTATGGTGAAATACAAATATTTCCCAAATACAGGCTAAAGAATGAACAATCATTCATCAATAAGGCTTTATATAGAGGAAAGGGGTACGACAATCCCATGGTTCAGATAGAGGACAAGGTAGGAACAAGGGTTGTTGTTTTGGTTACCGATATAGTAGATCGCATTTCGAAGGATTTGAAGACCTACGATCAATGGAATATCAAGGAGTCTAAAACAAAGCATGAGATCTTTGAGGAAGTGCCGGACAAGTTTGGTTATCAATCCATTCATTACATTGTTACTCCTAAGGATAATTGTTGTAATTTTGCCTCTGGTTCTTCCAGATTGGAGCAATTAACCTGCGAGATACAAGTCCGGACACTTTTGCAACATGCTTATGCGGAGATAAGCCATGACAATGTTTATAAAGGGCCTTATAAAAACGACCCTGTAATTTTAAGGCAATTGGCAAAGTCCATGGCACTGATGGAAGCGGCTGATGACTATTTTTGTAAAACACTGGAGCAGGTATCGGCTCCACAAAATAAAGAGAATATGCTACTGGAACATTTGGTCAAGGTATTTATGGAGATCAGAGGTCTCGATGAGCCTCCTGCGTTCGACCGAAATTTAGCCGAAGAAATACTATCTTTGGTTGCTGACGAGCATATTTCAAAAGATGACATAGATGTTTTCCTTAAATCGAATCCGGATATTGTAGATGCCATTCGATATGGTAAAAGTGTAATAATCCAACAACCAATCATTATACTGTTGGCATATTGTTTGGTTAAGCTTCCTTACAATTTTCAAGAGAAATGGGATATTGATAGGGATGTCTATGATGATATATGTAGAAGTTTGGGGTATGCACCGGATTACTAA